ATTATCAGTGATGGCATAACGGTCAGTGCTGAACTTCATTTCGCACAAATGGATGATACGGTCTGCTCGCTCGATAATCATATCAATCTGGAAGCCAGGCATGTTTTTGTCAGAATCTGCCTTGCTTCTCCATGAGGATATGGCCGTTCCGACACCGGCTATTCCGAGTGCCGCCTTTATCTGCCGGTGATGTGCCAGACACACAAGTTCAAAACTGAGTCCCATCCATGCAGAGACGCTGCGGGAATCCATGTTGTTGCTCCACCACCTTTCATCCTTGGCATTGTTGGATTCTATGAACTTGTAATAAAACAATGTAAAGAAGTCCGTAAGCCTGAAAATGCTTCCTCGGGTCTTGCTCCCGAAATGTGACAGACGGGTTACGAAATCGCAGCGTTCAAGGTTCTTCAGTATCTTGCTTAAAAAAGAGCCTTCCAGACCTGTGGCTTTTGCTATGTCCTCCCTTGTCAGTCCGGACTTGTTCTCCGACAATAACTTGACTATTGATATATATGTGTCGGCATTGCTGAACAGGGCATTGTACAGTTCGTCGAATTCCCCTTTGAGATGGGCACCATCTGCAAAAAAGAGCCGGTCAATGTTCTGTGCAAGACTGTCAGAGGTATTCAGGAGGCTCAGGTAAAAGGGAACGCCGCCGAATATCATATAACATTGCAGAATCTGGTATCTGTCCCATCTGCAGTTGCGCTGCCTCAGATATTCTTCCGTCTCATGCAGATTGA